GCGGATTGGAGCTGGTTAAAAGCGAATGTGCCGGTTATGTGCGGGTGGGATGGAGAAATCAAATATTATCTGAATCCGGATGATTATACGAAGAAAGCAGATGGAACAGCTTCAGATGTATCAAATGCGAGTTTTGCAGGAAATGCCATGGCGGTCATTAAGAAGATCTACAAAAAGGAATATAAGGTCGGTTCAGATCGTTATGTGTACTTCTGTGAGAGGCAGGTAGATCCGGATTTCCAGCCGGTTGGCTTTAATGTTAAAGGAAAAGTTAGGGACTACATGCTTATTCCCATGTTCTATGGATCTATTGATGGAAACGGCAGGATGAGGAGTATTGCAGGCCAGTGGAGCTGCCTGACTGCTTCGGGAAGTTCTTCTGATAATTCATCCGGAACCGCAATAGGCACTACAGAGCAGAACACAGCAATTTTGAAAACGAGTGCAAACGGGTTATTCTTCGGCGGCCCGCTTACAAATACGTTAGCAGATATTTGTGTAATGCTTACGCGAAGCACAGATTCACAAAGTTCTTTTGGAAGCGGAATGTGCTCCAGCTATGTAGAGGATAAAGCCCAGCATTATGGAACTCAGATCAACAAGGTAGTTGGAGGCGGCCGGTTTTATGGATCAGATGATAATAAGTCTTTCAATAAGATTTTTCATAGCGCTGTTCTGGGCAGTTATATGCTTTGGCAGCGTGATCCGTATATGGTCGCGGTCAATGGAAGAATTAAGGTATCTACAGATTATACCTACAATCTGAGTGGAGACGGGTATCTGGATACAGGCTGCAACGTGACAGCAAACCATTACAATGCGACCATGCACGTAGTCAAAGGTTTTGGAGCGATTCCGTCAGAGGAAATTGAGGGAACTTCGGCAACTGGCTATTGTGATCATACTTGGGTAAACGCCACAATCACGGCGGTTTCGCTACGGTTCGGCGTTTGCGTTGACGGTCTTAATGACGGCCTCTGGGCCCGCACGCTGGCCAATGTGGCTGCTAACGCCTGGTGGAACGACGGCGCGTCCTTACTTCTTCCAGCACCTGCAGCAGCGTGAGCTGCTGTTAGGGGGTATGGGGGTCTTCCCCCATAAAGAAAATAGGGGGTTCGGGGGATTTCCCCCGATGCCCTTGCAGGGAATAAACGAATTTTAGGGGTTACCGGAACACCCTTTCCGGCGGTTTCGCTACGGTTCGGCAATTGCAATGACGGTCTTAATGACGGCCTCTGGGCCCGCACACTGAACAATGTGGCTGCTAACGCCTGGTGGAACTACGGCGCGTCCTTTTTCTATCAATTTTAGAACGACAACCAAAATGTTCCCGGTAATCCTACACCGCAGACGATTGAAACATCGTTATATCCGCCCTTATGGGTTTTGGTGAGTGGAAATAGTTCCGGTCAGGAGCTGCAAGTAGCAGGAAATGTCCGAAAGCGGCGAGGAGATAGAAGATCATGCGTATATTGAAATACGATATTGAAAAGGTGACCGGGATTCCCTGGAAGAAAAAGAAAAGTTATAGATACCTGTATCGGCTGGCCTGCCGGGAAGATGTGATTAAAAAGGCTTTTAAACGTATGAGAAAAGGGAAAACCAAGAGAAAAGACTTTCAAATGGCGGAGGAAAATCTGGATGCCTGGGTTAAGAAAATCCAGGAAATTATCCTGAATACGAAACCGGATGGATGGCAGACTGATCCCCAAAAACGATTTAAGCCAGTAAAGCATAACCCGGTAATTATTAAAGAGTTTGGAAAGACGAGGGTTGTTTATGTACCGACTATGGTGGAACTCTGGATTCAGCATGTTATTGTAATGATCCTGGAGCCGATCATAGCGGGAAGCAGTTATCCGATGAGCTTCTCATCGTTTCCCGGAAGGGGTTCCCTGAAGGGGCAGCGAGCTATCAGACGTTGGATCGAAAGTGGAAAGGGAATCAGGAACTTTGCACAGGCAGATATCCGACATTTTTATAGCCATATTCAGTATAAAATTGTTCGGAAAAAATTAGAGCGTAGAGTTAAAGATAACTTTTTCCTACATCTGATTGATGTCTGCATGACATATTTTCCTAAAGAAATGCCTTTAGGTTTCTATCTTTCTCAATGGCTTGCGAATTTCATGCTCCAGGAACTGGATTATGACATTAAATGTAAGCTGAAAATAGCACATCATGTCCGGTATATGGATAATTATACGCTGGCTGATGATAACAAAAAGAAGCTGCACCAGGCACTGCTTTACATTCGGCAGGTGCTTGGAAAGATGAGACTACGCATGAAGAGTGACTGGCAGGTGTTCCGATTTGAATACACCAAGAAAAATGGGAAGAAAACGGGGCGCTGCGTGTCGGCCATGGGCTGGCTGTTTTACCGGTCAAAAGTGTTGATCCGGAAGCGCATATTACTTCATGTAGAGCGCATAGCCCGAAAATTGCATAAAAAGGAAGAAAACGGCCAGCGGTTTCCACTGGGGCTTTGCCGTGGTTTTGTATCGTTGCTGGGGTGGATCACACATTCAGAAACGTATGACTGGTATTTGATACATATTAAGGAATTGGTAAACGTCCGTAAAATCAAACGGATTATTTCAAAGATGACAAGGGAGGTAAATCGTCATGCAGGAATGGAAAAAAGAACTCTGCAGAGAGCAGCCTGAAACCCTTCAGGAGCTTGGAAAAGGTACTTACATTCAGAGACGCAATATCACTCCGTATGAAAGAAAAGACGGGAACGGAGAAGCTGATAAGGGTTATTCATGTGAGTACAGGATTCTTACAAAAGAAGAATATTTTGCAGCCCTGGAGCAGGAAAACAGCAATAAAAATATGCTGACTTCCATGGCCGCTCAGGCAGATATCTATGAGAAACTTATTGAGACAGAAAAAAATCAGTTAGTCATCATGCAGGCAATTGCAGATCTGTATGAAAAAGAGAATGGAGGCGTGTAATATGTTAGAACTTTATGTGACCTTAGTTAAAGCTGAAATCAGAACCCTTGACAGCGTACCGGCGGCCTTCCGGGAAAAGGTGAAAGCGGCTATTGAAGCGGAAAAACAGGAATGATAGGAAGGGAGAAGAAACATGACTCTGCTTCATATTATAGACACGCTTTGCGATGTGACAACCAAGCAGGCAGATCTCCTCCGGGAGCTGGTGACAGATCTGGAACATATGAACCAGGTTTCCGAAGAAGTAAAGAATTATTATCGGGAGAAGCTGGATTCTATCGATCAGGAAATGAACGTAGCTGAATACGGCTGCCGAGAACTTCCCTATATGGATGAAGCTCACAGAGAAATAATAAGGTAAAAACAGGTGCATCGGATATTTCCGATGTGCCTTTTTAATTGGAGGAAGATCATGCAAAAAGAGAAGTGGAAAACCATGGATGTGATCCTCGTAATCCTGGCGATATTTTTACTTGTTTTTGTGATTGTGATGATTGCTATTTACATAAGAACAGGAGGAATTCCGGATACCTTATGTACCTGCGTGTTTAGTGTATGTGGCGGAGAATGCGGAGTAATGGGCTGGATCAAAACAACGAAAGACAGACACCTTTCCAGACAGTATGAACTGGAGGATAGGGAGACAGACAAAAAAGAAAGCATGGAGGAAACGGAGAATGAGTGATATTTGCTTTGAAGGTTTAAAGATTTTGGTGATGGTGGCGGTGCTGGTATTAACCAGATATGTACTTCCCTGGGTAAAAAGCAAGGCTGATTCCGAGAAGTTGAACCTGGTGGCTCAGTTGGCGTATAAAGCGGTTTTAATGGCCCAGCAGACCATGAAAGCCACTGATGGAAAAGAGAAAAAAGCCATCGTTACGCAGTTTTTAAAAGAGCTTCTTCAGGAGAAGAACATCGCACTTTCGGACACGCAGATTGAGATCCTGATTGAAGCCGCAGTAAAACAGATGAAGATTCAGGAAAATGCAGGAATTGTGATTGAAGCAACGGATGATGTGGAGGTGTAGTCAACATGGGAGTAAGAGTTGGAAGCGCAAGAAGCAATGAAAATGGTGGAGTAAATGGTGGCAAGGCGGGCAATCAGACCGGCAGAGAGGTGTCAACGCAGCTCTGGTATCTGCATTCAAAGGGCTGGATCGTTATTAGGGCGAAGGCACCTGCAGTCCGGGAGGCAATCGCTAAAAACATGGAAGCTGCCTGCCAGAATGACAATATCGGTTATTGCCAGGGCCACAGAGGAACGGCAACGGCTGCAGCGAAGCCATATGATTACGATCTTTCCAAGGTAAATACAGCCGTGGAAACAGACTGCTCTGAATTGGTACGTTGCTGTGTGCTTTATGCTGGAATTCATGTGAATAGTTTCAGCACAGCGAATGAGGTGGCAGCACTGAGGCAGACTGGCCAGTTTGATATCCTGGAAAAAGATGAGTATTGCAAAGCTTCAGACTATTTGTTACGAGGAGATATCCTGGTCACAAAGACGAAAGGCCACACTGTGGTTGTTCTGGACAATGGCTCCAAGAGCAGCCAGAATAAAAAAGTTGAAGCAGCTCAGAAAAAGGATGTATCTATCAGTGGAACCTATAAAACCACGGCAGATCTGAATTTGAGAGCGGGAGCCGGTACAACAAAAGATATTCTGGTTACAATTCCGAAGGGAGCAGCGGTCTCCTGTTATGGATATTACAGCCTGTACAACGGAAAGCCATGGTATTATGTAAAGACTACTGTGAAGGGAGTAGCTTACACGGGCTTCTGTAGCAGTGCGTATTTAAAACGTTAGATAAATGAAGGCTCTGGGAGTACGAGCTCCCGGAGCATCCTGATTTCATGCCCCTTAAAATTGAAATCAGGAGGACATAATGAATAGTTTTATTGCATGGATCGGTGGAAAGAAATTACTGAGAAAAGAGATTGTAAAAAGGTTTCCAGAAGAAGGCTTTACACGGTATGTGGAAGTTTTTGGTGGAGCTGGATGGGTTCTTTTTGAAAAAGAGCAGGGAAAAGAACTGGAGGTATTCAACGACCGCGACAGCAACTTGATAAACTTATATCGGTGCATCAAGTATCATTGCGGAGAACTGCAGAGAGAGCTGGAATGGCTGACTATATCGCGGGAACAGTTCTTTGACAGCAAGAGCCAGCTTGACAGTCAGGGACTTACGGATATCCAGAGAGCGGCGCGGTTCTTTCATATTATAAAGGTGAGCTTTGGTTCAGATCGCAGAACCTTCGGAACGAATAAAAAGAACCTTGCTAATGCTATCGAGTACCTTCCCCTCATTCAAAAGAGGCTTCAGGGTGTTGTAATCGAGAACAAGGACTTTGAAAACCTGATTCGGGTTTATGATAGACCAGGGGCACTCTTTTATCTTGATCCGCCTTATCATGGGACGGAAAAATATTATGAGGGAAGCTTCACCGAAGCGGATCATGAGCGTTTAAAAGCCGTTTTAAGCAGTATCAAAGGCCGTTTTATCTTATCTTATAATGATGATACTTACGTCAGAGAACTGTATAAGGGTTACAATATCGAAGAAATAAGCCGGAATAACAGCCTGGCGGGTAAGACGAAAACTTCGCAATTCAAGGAATTGATAATCAGGAATTACGAAAAATAACGTATTTCGTTATAATATAACAAAATGACTTTTAAAGAGTGCCCTCGTGCTAGAATAACCAGCAAAGGGGCATGGATATCATGATTAAAATTCATTTATCACGGCTTCTTGGAGAAAAAAGGTGGACGCAGAAAGATCTTGCAGAAGCCACTGGAATCCGGCCAAGTACAATCAACGAATGGTATCACGAATTCGTAACCCGTATAAACCTGGATCACGTTGACAAGATTTGTGAAGTATTAGAGTGCGATATTTCAGATCTAATTGAATATGTACCGAATCAGCACAAAATCACGGGAAAAGATCTGATTGTTGAAGAGCATGGAAACCGAAAGCCGAAGAAAAAGCAGTAG